TGTCTCTGCTGCAAGTGCAGCGTCAAGGGTCACTTCGATCTGGTTTAGCGCGCGCATAATTGCGTGGGCCTCTTCACGGGCGGCTACGTCAGCCGCACCACTGTTTGCGAAAATCTGCATTTGATTATCGCGCACACTCTGCATAAACTGCTGGAAAGCAGTGTCGTTCTTTAAACGACGGGCCTCATCGGCCTCCATGCGTATCTCTGTTGTCATTGCTGCACACCTTGGGCCATTCCGCCAATCATGCGAGCCTTGTCTTGCTCAGCCTGAATGCGAGCCACGTCAACCGACGTGCCATATTCTCCGTAGATTTTAGCTGCATCTACCAGCAAATCTTGAGCCATCTGGTCACGTTTTAAGTCGTCGCTGGCCGCTGCCTTTTGTGCGTCCAACTGCATTTTCATTTGGTCAGATTGCATTTTAACTTGAGCTTTGATTTGCTCTGCTTGCAAGAACGCAGCGTTTGGATCGGCTGGTTGGCCTTGCGCCTCTTGAGCTTGCTGCTGCATTTGCAACATCTGAGCTTCAATCTCTGGTGTAATTGGCGCAAAGTAACGGTCTGCATTCCGTATACCGGAAATTGCCAACTGATCGGCCAATGTGTTTCGGATATTAGTCATGCTGACCAAACCGTTTTGTGGACCGTAAGTTTGGTAAACCATAGTCTGCATTTGCAGTGCTTGGTTTAGCGCCATAATCTTTTCTTCTTCACGGCCAGTACCAAGTCCAACGTTGATGCTAACGTCAAAGGAAGCGTCCCATACACGAGGGTCAACCGGCACAAACGATCCATTCATTCGCATCATTTGCTCTTCATCTACGTTCTTGCTCATCAAGCGTAGCATGATGCCAAATAAGTCACGCATACCGTCTGCAAGGTTGCGGACCATAACTTCTACTTGACCCGCTGCTGCCTGAACGGTGGCGTTTACAGCGGCCTTTGTGGTTGACTGCATTGCATCTGGGTCTAGTCCCATTGACGCCCGTGACACACCCGTCTTGCTCTCTACGAGGCTGTCTAGGTAGGTCAGCGCGCCAAGTGTCTGGCCAGCGGTAAATGGTACTGACAATTCTTGCACAGCGCCAGGTTGACGCATACGCACGATTGCGCCAATTTCATTGTTGAGAACGTCATCAATATTGACTGCACCCTCAACAATGCCGAGGCGAGGGTTATTTGTCATCGCCACGTTGTCTAGAATTGACCTTAGCACGGCAGTGGCCGCGTCTTGGTCATCCATAACAATCTCGGCCAATGAGCGGCCATAGAATGTGTGTGGCTCTGGGTCAACCTCAAACTTGGCAAACGGCAACTCATCGCATGGCTCATAGTCCAGCAATTCGTATGCCGTGCCACCGCATGTAAGTTTGTGCAAAATTGGAATGCCAGTGCCGTCAACGTCAATTCTCATGTAGGCTTCAGTCACGGCAACATTAAGCATTGATGGGTCTTGCATGTCCTCATCAGACGCATCCATGTCGTAGCCGCGCCGCTCAAAAGCTTCAACTTCAGTTACGTCTGATCCGCTTTCAAAGTTATCTAAATTCAAGACAACCTCTGGGTCGTAGCCCATAGCGATCAAGTCTCCAGCGCGCATATCAGTGCGGTGAGCAACTACATATGCGTCGGAAAAATCTCGCGCATCACGGCTTACAAAGAACTCTTCCGGCGGGACGCTCTCAATGCACAGTTCGCCTTTTTCTTTCTGGCGGCTAAGCTTAACGCTGTGGATAGGCATTTCCATTTCCACGCCCATTTCGTCCATCTCAATGGAAACTTCAACGCTGTGTTCAATTACAGTTACGTCGTCATCGTCCAGCAGATAAGTATATTCATCATCCGACAAGTCAGAAAACGTGTAGATTTCCGCTTCTGGATAAGTCATCCAGTAGGCTTTCACGATGCCTTGTTTCTTAACCAGCGCATCTTGGAAGGCGTCATTCATCACGCGGTAGCCGTTTAGCCGGGTAAACTCGTGGTGCATAAATTCAGTGGCTTGCTCAGCCATTGCCACGTCTTCTGGACCGCTTGGCACATATTCCACCGGCTTAGCTGTGCTGAGGAATATCCGCATTAAGCTTGGTTTTACCGCACGTACAGTATCCCGTACCTTTGTGGCCACAACTTTGCTGCGACCCTTCTCGTATCCAAGATCAACCTCGCCGTCATAATAACGCTGAGCCTTAATTCGGTCTTCGCTGATCTCGCCTTCAACAAAGTCTACCGCGTTCGAGATTGCGTCTTGGACAATGCTTTCGACTTCTCTGCGTGATTTTGGTTTAAGTTCCATATGCCGTTGTCCTTAATTAAAATGCGCCGAAACGAAAGCCGGTTGTGCGCTGAATTTGCCGTTGCACAGGGTCAAGTATCTGCTCATCAGTTGTCTTACGCACCGGGTCATTGGTTGAAACTGCCCCGCCGATTCCCGGCGAGAAAACGCTTGGCGTTGGTGTTGTCCCGCCGCTCATCGCACCAAAAGCGCGCGCGCCGCCGTAAGCTTCACGCAGCATCTTTCCGCCGATAACCCGCGTTGAGAATTGAGCCAAATTTGTAGAACCAAGCGCAGCGCCAAGTTTCTGGATTAAACCAGAAGCGGCTGCGGCTGAGTTCGAGGCGTTCACAGCCCCGCCGGTAGCTCTAGCAGCAACGCTGGCAAATTGCCCAATTAAGTCCCGCTCTTGCTTGGTGAATAAAGCTTTTATTGCCTCTGGGTTCTTTGTTGTCATTTCCTTCCATGACTTCAAAAAGTTTACGCCGGAAAACACATCTTCGCCCGCTCTAGAAGCCGCCGATTTGTCCGTAAGGTTAAGGAAAGCTTCTTGCCGAACTTGGTTCCATTCAGTTTCCGGCAAAAACTTTTTAAGTTTTAGCAAGTCTCTGGATACATTACCCGGCTTCAATAACTTTGCATTTGACGCGCCCAAAATATAATTTGCCACCGCTTCTGGAGGTTGCTTGAGAACCAAGTCGCCATCGCGGGTAGCTGTCTCTGTCAACGTATTCAAGATGCCGCCCTTACTTGACCAAGTAGATTTAAAATCGGCATAGTTCTTAATCGCCGCCGCCCAAGACGCAATTGCCGTCTCATCACCTTGTATCAATGACTGCTGAACCATATCAGACAGGGCTTGGTCTAGCGTATTTTTTGCAGCCGTCGCCGCTGCTTGATCCGGCGAACCGGGAGAGCCAGCGTTGGCTAACTGTTGACGCTTTTGGAAGAGCATCTGGATGTCGCCACCTTGGGCCAAAATGTCATCAACCTCATCCATGATGCTTGTCGTAACCGGTCGCGATGACGGCGTAAAGTCTCGGATTGACGCCCTCAATGTGTCAGCCAGTTCGCCAGCATTCGCTTGGGCCATTGAGGCTGGACCTGAAGCTCTGGCCACATCATAAAGCCTTGTGGCTTCCGTTTTGGCGGCGGCTCTCTGTGCCGCAAGCGCCTCTTGGGCCGCTGCGCCACCTTCGCCACGCGCTACAACTGGACCCTGACCGGCTATTCTTTGTTGAATTTCTGGCAAATTCTGCTGAAGCGCTTCAGTCGTCTTTTTCTCCGCTGTTGTCATCATAGTTTCAGCAGCTTGACCGTAAGCACCCTTTTTGGCCATATCCTCAAACAATTGCTGCCCTGCTGAGCCTGTGGTCGCACCTCTGGTCAAGGGAACGGGAACCGGTAAAGTCTCCGCCCCAGCCAAGCGAGCCGCCTCTGTTACGTCAACGCCTCTGGAAACTTGCTGCTGCATTGCAGCGACCATTTCAGCGGTTGCCTTGTCGGCGTCCACTCCCGCAGATTCTAACTGCATGCGGATTTGTGGGTTTAATTGCCCGTCAGGTTGAATTATAGCTTCCGGCGACTTTCGGAAAATTCCAGCCACCTTCGTCAGAAGTTGAGACGCTTTTGCCCCAATAGCCCCGCCAAGAGCGCCAAGCGGAATGTCGCTAAACTTAAAGTCTGCACCGGACAGCTTTGAGCTTGACGCTTCTATCAAGCCAGCTTCGGTAGCCCCCAGAGCTGATACGCTTGTAAGGCCAGACAAAGGAACACCCGCAATCTGAAACGCCTTGCCTAAGCCAGTGGCCGCTGCGACTGCGCCAGCAGCTTGCATTAGGTCAGTCATGTCCAGCCCATACGGGTTGGGATAAAAGCGGTTGAATTGCTCTGTTTTCTTTCCGTCCCGGTAAATTGGGGTTATGGCCACCAAGTTCCCATATTGGTCTGTGTCAAAAGTGGAACCCGGCAAAATTTCTGCAATACCAGACTTCAATCGCTCGTCACTGGCCGTTGTGGCAAGCAGCGCCGTCATCTTTGCCGCTTTTTTCTTCGGCAATCCAAGATTGGCTTGAAACGCTAAAGGAATATTTTCTTCGCGCTGACCACCCTTGGCCCAATCTATCGCGCTTTGCACCATGCCTTTTTCTGTCGGCAGTGGGTTTTCTGATAGATATTTTCTAACAGCAGACGCCTGATCTTTCTCGCTCATTGTGTCTGGAAGTACAAGAATTGTGCCGTCTGGAAGGGTTACGTCGGTCATTATTCAAATCCCCCAAATGTCCCGTCTCCATTATCAATGTCTGGATTCCATGTCTTGACATTTGGGCTAGACGTCGTGGCTGATCCGGCTGAGTATGAATTAAGAAGGGATTGAACTTGAGACGGTATAGCTTTGTTTGCCTCTAGTTGGCTTAAAGCTTCATTGGCTTGGTTAAAGTTAAGGTCATTATTTTGATATTGTCGCACTATTTGCGCTCTTTGCATGTCAAATTCAGCTTTTGCAATCATTACTGAAGTTATGGCCATGTTAGCTTCTGGAGTATTTTTAAGACTACCAAGCGAGTTTATCATGCCAGCATATTCAATATCAGATGTGGAGCCAGACCCTTCGGCCCGAAGCGTAGGCCCAACGCGCTTAACAATAGACTGCCTAAGAGCTGCAACATCACTAAATTCTGGAAACGCTTCCGCGAACCGACCTGTGAGCGCCCCGCTGGGGGCTTGCTCGGCCAATTGCCGCAGAATATCTAAGTCCCGCCGCGCGCTTGAAGCGTTAGCCCCAGCCGTCAAGAAACCAGCAAACTGTTCACCGGTCTTGCCGTACAATTTCTTTTTCAGCTCATCCTCTGGGTTTGCGGGCATATCCCCAACCTTGGAAAGAACCTCGGCCTCCGCTTCAGTTTTCCCTAATCCTTTCCAGTATTCATAACTTCTAATTTGCGAAGGTCTTGTGTCTTTGGCTGGGCTTAACCGGTTGCTAACAATAGCGCTCATTATATTAGACGCGGCACTTGGATTTGCCTTTAATATAGCTGCGACTTCTCCATAACCGTTTTCCTCTAACCATTTGGCCGTCTTGTTTACATTCCCCGCAGAAACCCGCTGCGCACCACGTTGCTGGATGGCTTCACCACCGCGAAACTCTTGCATTATTAGCGGGTCAAGTGCTGCCGCAAATTGTTCAAACCCTGTCATTCCAGTTTGCGGGTCAACGGCCATTGCTTTGTCTTTTAGCGAGGAAAGCAAACCACCAAGGCCACCTTGCTGTGGTGAGGTTTGTTGGCCGTTTATAGCCGGTGGGGTGATGTTTTCAAGCCTCAGAGCCATATTGTTCGCCTCTCCGTTTGTTGTAAGTAATCCGCTTTTGGGGTTGGCAGACCCGAAAACGTGGTCGCCTATCTTTTTCCAATCGCCACCAGCTTTTTGGCCCCAATTAGGTTGTGATATAGCTGGGTTGTAAAAGTGGGTTGCCCCGCCAGTAACATCTTCATACCCTCCAGCGATAAGGTCATCTGCCGCCCTGTATGCGTCATCGCTGGCCCGCATTTTGGTCATGTCTTGACCCTGCTCCCCGCCCGCATAACCCGTTAAGCTATTCCAAGACGAAAACTGACCGGGCTTTAATATCACGCCGCGCAAACCGTTGCCGTAGCCAGACGTATTCGCGCGGTTCATGATGACAGAGCCAGCGGCCATCATGCCGTCAAGACCTTGGTTGCCAGCCTCGGCCTGAAGCGTGAGCGCCAGTAGTTCCCGGTCGTTATCACTAACATCCATTACTTATACCCTAAAGCCTTACGCTTAGCGTCCATAAATGGCCGAATAACAACTTTAAGCGCTGGGACTTTCGCCACAACCGCCGCCATTTTTTCGCCATATTTGCTGTAAGCTTTGTAGAACCAATTTGGTGAGTAGCCGATAACCCACTCGCGGAACTGAAGCCATTTTGGATTGTCTTCGCCGTAAACCTCACGGGCAACCCAGCAAATCGGAAGGAGCGGAAGGATTTTAGCGCCGGTCTGCAAGTAACTAAGCAAGCCGGGATTTTGCGATTGAGTTGTGGTTTGCGGTCCTTGAGATTTCCCAAGAGCAGCCAATGGCGCAGAAAGTGACTGCATTGGCGCGCCTGTGTAGCCGCCATATTGCTGCTTTGCAGCGTCAATCAATTGCTGCTGCATAGCTTGCTGCAACAGACCTTGCTGCATTTGGTTCTGCTGAATAGTTTGGCCAGTGTTAAACGCTTGCTGACCAAGACCGCCAAGCTGACTTGCCGCGCCAAGACGCTGTTGATTTGCTTGCAAGCCAGCAGACTGATTTGCCAGCGACATCTGGTTTGAAGCACCAGCGCCAAATTGAGCAGCTTGATTTTGTGCTGCCATGTTTGCGGCTGCTGCTTGATTTGCTGCTGCTGAGCCAAACTGACCCGCTGTATTTTGGGCTGCTGCGCCAAACTGACCCGCTGTGTTTTGAGCGCCTGCGCCAAATTGCGATGCTTGGTTAGCTGCGGCTGCATTAGCCAAAGATGCTTGGTTAGCGGCTGCTGCCGCAAATTGAGCAGCCTGCTGTTGCTGAGCTGACTGCTGAGCTTGAGCTTGGTTAAACGCTGCTGCGCCAAATTGACTGGCTTGGTTTAATGCTGATTGGTTGGCAAGGCTTGATTGCTGGCCAAACTGACCAGTTGTTGTATCGGCCTGCAAGTTGGCTTGTTGATTTGCCAAAGCAGCTTGCTGCGCTGTACCAATGTCTTGCTGTGCCATTTGCTGAGCTTGAGTAAATCCGGCCTGACGCAATCCAGATGCAGCTCTTGCTGATTGCTCTGCAAACGCACGTTGGGTTTCAGAGTCGGCAATAGCCTGACGTGAGCCGCCAAAGGCGTTGGCTGCTGTGGCTTGCGCGCCTTGCTGGTTTAGCGTCATATCCCTGTTGCGAGCTAAGTCAGATAGTGTTTGCTGCACAACTTGGTTTTCGTATGGGTTGGTATAAGCGCCTAAATCTCTTCCAGCAAGTTGACCCGCTTGTACTGATTGGGCTGAAATGACTGGCGCTGGTCCAACCTGAGACGCATCATAGCCGCGATTTGCAACATCAGCAGCGGTAAACCCTTGGCTTCCAGCTCTTTCTGCGTCGTAACCCTGCGCGTCGTAACCCTGCGCATTATAGCCCTGCGAGTTCATGCTGCTCGGCCTGTATCCAGCCGCTCTGGCTCGTCCAGGCTGAAAGCCCATGCCAGCTTGAGCGCCTTGCATGGCTTGCTGTAAAGCGCCAGCAGATGCCTGATTCACGTTGAATTGACCCTGTGGGGCCAGTGGCGCGTATTGTGGTTGCTGCGGTCGCCTCGGCAGCATTGCAGTAGACTGCGGCAACACAGCGGGTTGAGCTGGCATCACGCCTCGACCATTTTCGCCGGGCATAAACGGCGGCATCACAGCGGGTTGTGGTTGCTGACCGCCTTGGCCACCTTTTCCGCCCATCGAACCCATTAATCCACCATTGCCGCCCTGCATCGGGTCGGGAAAGGTATTAGGCGTTCCTACTTGTGGATTATACGGCGTTGCGCCTGACCCTGAAAATAATGAGCCAATACCGGGCGTTCCTGTTCCACCAGACATATTACACGTCCTTCTTTGTTAGGCCGCCGATAAAGACGTGGCCGATTACGCGGCAAGTCGGATGGCCAATGGCCATAATAACTTTACCAGCATAGTTTGGTTCATATTCTTTTGGACGCATTTGGTGGGCCATTTCTTTTGCCCAAGCCAGTGTGATGGGACGCATAAACGCTCGCAGCGCTTTAGCGCCAAGCGTATTGCGCTTGATGTACTCAGACACGGGCAATGCCCACAAGCGATAGCCGTCGCCTAAGATTGGGTCATCGCGGTTTACCATTAAGCCGTATTCAGAATCTAGCGCGTAAATGTCGTCAGGAAGTAAGCCCATCTTATTCATTGCTGTGCAGACAAGTGTACCGCCCTCATTACCGCTGGGTCTGTCTTTATCGCCTCCATCGTAGTTTCTTATTCCTCTAGTGCCAAACAAATTTGATATTGCTTCAACTATTCCGCCAGTTTCTCCAACACGGGAACCCGGCAGGCCAGTGACAGGATCAATAAACAGTTTGTTTATGTAATCATATTGGCCGGGACGTTTTTCAGCCAGTGTTTCTAGAGATTGCTCAAAAATTGGCGCGGATGAATAACCCTGAACTCCATTAGCATAGGTAGTTGGATCATCCATTCCACCCATTATGTCTCGCTGAGACATGTTGCTGCCTACTCCGAAATAATCAGCAGTATTTGCTACATTTTGAGCTGCAGCTCCCATCATGGGTGTAGCCGCCGCAACGTCTGGACCGTAATTTGGGACAAAGCCTATTTTTGATATATCGTCAGCTCTGCTTAGATTTCGCTTTGCAGCGTCCTCTATATACTGCGGCACTGCAACGGTTGAAGATGTTGAACCACCCTTACTCATTATTCAAACTCCTTAACGTAAGACGAGTGCATGGGCTTCCAGCCGTGCTTCGCCAATGGTTTCTTCCAGCCAAACCGTCCCGTCATAGTCAGTGCTGCGCATCCCTGCGCTTTGGCCCAATTTATTACATCGTCGTGCATATCCAAAATTTGGTTCAATTCTCCGCCGCCGAGGAATACGTTTAACAACTTCTTCCGTGGATATACCACAATTTCAGTTACTATGCACCCTTTTGGCGTTGGCCACAACTGCATCGTACCTTTGTATATGCCTTCAGCTATGTCAATAAAGTCGTGAGTGCCACCTGAGTAGCCTAAAGCCGCTTCAATCCAAGGCTTGCATCGCTCTAGTTCGTTATCCATGTAACCTCGTAATCGACAGAGTTGACGACGGTATCGCCGGGACTGGCGACGCTGCGGCTGTGTAATTTAAAAAGCCGCTGGTGTTGTCAAACATATAGTTGACCTCAAGATAGTCGCCAGCAGCCACAGTAAAGATTTGGGTGCGAGACGTAATTAAGGTTGCGTTGTTCCGGTGCAGCGCAGTCGCCATGCCGCTGTTGGCTGCGTCTGTTCCGTTTATGCTGGGCCAGAAGTAAAAGTGTACGGTGCTGGAAGAAGTTGACGACACTTGCGCCGAAAACGCCAAGACGTATTCCCCGGCTTCCTCGAATACAATGCGAGATGCAGGAGTTCCCTGCGTAATGCCAGAGTTCCCCACCGGGGCGTCATAAGTTATTTTGTATGCAGTGTTGGCTAAGGCTGCAGTAACGTCGGCAGTCTTGATAAAATTAGCGTGGCCACCTTCCAGTACAATCTGATGCCACGCGCCACTCTTGGACACTACCGGGTAGCCGTTGGCTGGATCCCACAATAATACGCCGTCCTGCGAGGCCGAGGCGGACGCATCCTTAAAGCCAAGCTGGTCAAGTGCCAGCCCAAGGTAGCGCCGCATATTCTCGGCCCACTGGCTTATGTCCAGCGTAATTGGTGGGAGTATCCTACTCACCTGCGGCCACCAGCTACAGCGTCAAGCCGCATAATACCGACGCGCCAATCTGATGCGGCGTCGCCCGTGACACGCATTCTAATTTGACGCCCGGTAAAGCGCAAACTGGTCGGGTTGGCCATGTTGTAAGGGCCATAGTCACGCTCGGTATCCGTTGGATAGAAGCGCGTTTTAAACGTGGCATTCACATCTCCCAGCGTCTTTTCATCTGGGATCATGCCGCGCACAGCCATAACTTGTTCGCCAACGCCAATGGCAATTGGACCAGTCTCGGCGAATGGCGTTTGGGTTCCGTAGTTAAATCCAATTTCCTGCTCGTACAGAGTGCCGTCGGCGGCAATCCAGAACGGCTGACGAAACACTCCGCGATCTACGCCAGCAGTGCGGCCAATCGTGCCAGTGGTCCAGATGTTTTCTGCGTAGTCAAATGAGACGTAGCTGTCGCACTCCGTGCTGCTTTCGCTGGGGTAAAACCACCATATTTCATTAAAGCGGCTATTCACTACGGCGTGTACTTTGGATTTCTGGTCGTTGTTTATGTCGCTGAAAACGTAATCAGACACATCACAAGGCAATGCTTGCACAGCGCCACCAGAATACACAAAGAATGAACGCTGGCCCATCCACATGACGCCTGCGTCAACAGATGCCGCCGCATTGGCCGCAATTAATCCGCAAGATGTTCCAACACGCTCAAACCCGTAGACGTAGGGTGGGCCGCTATATGTAGCCGTGTGAGCGTCTTGGTCTGTAAGTATGAGAGACTGGCCGCGTGTACGCAGCCCAGCAAGAATGACGCCGTTTGTCTGAATTTGAATGTCACCCGCTTCGTTAGTCGCGGCTGGCGTCCACAAATTATTATCCTCTCGGTCTGACCACGCCACCTTGCGAGGGTCGCCGCTTGCGCCAAAAGCAAACACAAACCGCTCCTCTGTCACCATCATGCCAGAGCAACTTGTCGGCGCGTTGGACAGAACGGCGGCTGGTGTTGCGGCATCAAGCTGCCACTCGTAAATCTTGCCATCGTCTGCCGTGCAGCCCAGCAGATACTCGCCCCAGTTTTCCAAGCTCCATGTGGTAGCTCGCAAAATGCTGCCAGTGTCTTCAGAGGGCAGGCCGTACAAGCCATTGCCAAATGTGCTTCCGCTGTAGCCAGTAAACGCCGTGGCATCTACGCGGCCACCAGTAAAGCCAGCCGGGGTGATGTCGCTGATGGTGTTGCCAGCGGTCATTGCGTACAGCTTATTGTGCGTACCAAGAGCCACGCGGCGGTTGTTGGAATTGTCTTCCCACGCCACCATTGTCCGTGCAACGCCGTTCAGATCAACAGTACCGCGCTGACGCCAGCCGCCAATGGGGCGCAACGCGCCCTCATGCCAGCGGATTAAGTTACCGTCGCGCCAGCGGCCCTGAGACTGATACTCAGTGCCGTTTCTATACTGACCCGCTGGTAGGTTTAGTGGGATTAACGGCATGGCCTGCTCCCTATTTAAGCTGGTTTAGTAGGCCAGTCGGCATCGTCCAGATTTGGGAAATCAGCGTGGCTGGTAATATCACGCAAAGCCTGACGATAAGTTGTCATTGGCGCGTCCATTGTTACGTCCGTCAATGCGAAGTAATCTGTCTCAGCCAGCAGCGTGTTGCGAGTGGTGCGCACAGCTTCGCCAGCCGTTGCGTCGAGCGTCGCCTGATACGCAGTCTCATGCTCCGCCTTGGTGGTTGTTACGCCATCCTCAGTCGTGTCAGAGAACATGTCACGGGCAACGTACTTCTCCACCCAGTTACCATTGGCATCCTGCACTACGCCATCACGGGCAGATGATTGGTATGCTGTTGTCGTAGCCGCTGGTGAGGCCAAGACAGCCTCTAGGCTAAGGCCAGCAAGTGTTGCAGTCTTCCATGTTCGAGGTAGGGAGACGTTGCTGTAGTGGCTCCGCCATTGCCCTTGGGTTTTGACTTCGCCTGTAGTTGTGTGTCTGTATTCGCTCATTAGATTGATCCTTTCATATGAGTTTGATTATGCCACCGCATAGTAAATGTAGGTTGCACTAGATACGTTGATGTTTGTGGCTGCTATCTGATTAACAATGAAGCCACTGCTATCTGGGTCAATGCTATCGTCAGACACTTCATCTGCCGTAGTGTTAAGGCTCATGTGTGGGTCATTACCAGCGACAATACCACGGGCTGTGTCCCAAACATACCAGTCGCCTGTGCTGTCTGTACGCTTGATGAGGATAAACCTAGCACCCGAAGTGAAGCCAGCGTTGATGGTTTGGCTTGAGCCATTGCCTGTGTAGCTGCCGACCTTGGATACACCAGCTAAGGTTGCGAAGAGGTAGGCTATGTAGGTTGCGCCAGAAGTATTACAGCCCGTTAAGTTGCCCGTATAGTCAATCCCAAAGGTAGTCGCATCTGGAGTTCTCCATATTGTTCCAATAGCAGAGCTTTCAGCATTATCGTAGTTTACGAACACATAGCTATCAGTTACGGAAGTTAATTCACTGGACTGCACAAACCAATATTCAGCAGTGCTTCTAGACTTATATAAAACAAGTTCAGGGGCCACGCCAAGGTTATGATTTAAGGTCAAGGGGCTTCCCGTCCCCGTGTAAGCCACAACATCGAAGAAGGAAGGCGCACGTTTCCACGCATAATCAAAGTAGCCCGAAGAGACAGACCTATTCGGATTGCTGGTGGGTAGGAGATACCCATCCATGTAACCAGCAAGTGTTACGGAGGTGCTTGCACCCGCAACTTCCGCGCCGGTGGACGGTGTAAGAAGGTAAGGTTCACCACGCAGCCTGTCATATGTCCAGCCGGGATAGTATCCGCCTGTGCGTGAGTTAGCTATAAGTAGGTCTACAGGAAACCCAACCCCCGTAACTTCTGTAGCGGTATTGTTCCCAGACCGTGTCAATGCGTGAAACACCTCAGTCCCAGCCTCTGGTGGAGCAAGTTGTCCACGGCGGATTGCCATGTAGATGTGGGTTGCTCCAGAGGCGTTAGACGCAGTTACAGCACCAGTTAGCTTAAACCCAGTAGGCAAAGGGCTGGCAGCTGGCACAGCACCAATAACTGCATTCTCAGCAGCAGAGCTATCAGCAGCTAATGTTGCATCGTCTCCCCCACTAACAAAACCTCGCATTTGGTCTATAATCATCCAGTTGGAACTTGCGGTAGCATTCTTTACCATCAGCCACTGAGGCTCAAACCCTAAGTCAATCTCAGGGCCATTGGTGGAACCATTACCAGTATAACTACCACACTTGATAATATCTTGGTCACCATCAGGGCCGAACTCACCGTCACCACTGTCGTTGTGGGCGAAGAGGTAGGCAACGTATGTTGAGCCTGACGTATTAACGTCTCCGTGTGTGCCTACTGTAAATACACTATCTGTTGGCTCTGTATCATTCCACTTATTAGTGGCTGTAGCTTTAGCATTACTTAGGTTCAGAAAGATGTGATCTGCTGCTGTAAGAGACCTGTGGTAGACGTTCCAATTAGTGGCTTTGCTAGTGGCCTTTACTATAATCATACCGGGAACACTACCAAGGTTATGACTTACAGTACGACCAGCAACACTATCCCCAGTATACGTCACCACATCGAAGAACTTAGGGGCCTTGCGGAATGTCCACGAGGCGTAGTTGTCAGTGTTATAGTTGGGTGGGTGACCATTTAAAACTGTAAATCCTGAAGTTGTAGGGGACCAAGTTCCAGCGCCTTGGTCTTGGCTCCCTGCTGTCAGGTTGCTAGATAGTTTAAAATTATCGCCTCTTTCTGTATCAAATAAAAGGTGGTCTGACGTGGAGACATTATTTCGGCTTTTAATCCAAGTTAAACCACCCTCATCTGTAAGATTTACGCCGTTGTTAATTGTCCTATCTGTGCCGTCAGCAAGATACAAATAAGTGCTGAACACATCTGTAATATCTAGGCCAGCACCGCCAGCATTACCAGCAGCGGCTTGGAGCATTTTCTTTTTAGTAGCCATTATTTAAGCTCCTTATGCCAGAGCCTGACCAGCTGTGAACCCGTACCATGTAGTCCCACCGTCCCGAGAAGTGAACACAAACACATCCTTGGCAGATGCCGTGGCTGTCAGGGTAGGAGCAGTAGCAGCGGGCCAATCAACAGACGTAGGCCATGTTACTGTAAAGCCAGACGCAGAGGCATCTTGGATAATCTCTATGGACATAGCGTAAGCCGTGCCGCTCGCGGGTGGATTGCTGAATGTAAATGTGGTGTTCTCTGTCAGTGTGTGGCTGAACGTGTTGCCGGTCTCACAGTTTACTGTGGTAGCGTTGCTTGTTGATGTGACAGCGGCGTATGTTTCGTTGTAGCTATCAGCTATAAACTCGCCTGTTACGTCAGCCGTAATCTTTGTGTTGATTTGCGTCTGGATGGCAGAAGTCACGCCTACAACGTAATTTAACTGAGCCGTCGTGACCGTAGCACCGTCAAGGATTGCAATCTCAGTGGCGCTTACAGCCCCAAGGAGAGTATCCGTTTCGGTCCAGTTATCATTGATTTTTGTACCCCAAGTGTCCTCGCTTGCGCCGACTTCTGGTAAGGTAAAACCTTGGTTTGGTGTAGTTCCATCAGCCATTACGCGGCCCTCTCTAAGTAATCTGCCTCGGTCCAGCTTGTAGTCGGACTAGACGCCTCAAGCCACTTATATCGCGCAGAAACGCTTGCTGTAAAGCCAAACTGATCTGACGCCGCCATTAATCTAACGCGGTTATACACTATATCCGTTGATATGGAAACAGTAGGGGTTGCCGCGCCAACTGTATCAATAACCGCATTGGATACTGCAACAACGCTAATAATAGGAGACGCCGCAACATTTCGCGTAACTTGCGCAGATGCGGTGGCGCTCACGGCAATAGTTGCCGACGCGCTGGCGTCTTCAATGCTAATATTTTTTCCGTAAAGATACGAGCCGTAAGTGTTAAGTCCGTAGCCGGGACGGAAGCCCGGTATCACTTCATACTTAATTGCAGACACCGACGCGATGCCGCCTAGACTTATGTTTGCCGCCGCATCCGCAACTCTAATAGCCGTTGGCTCAGACGCAACAATGCCTATGGACGCAGAAGCCGCCGCCGACACGACAGTGACGGCAAAGGCTGTAGCAGAAACGCCAATGGACGCAGAAGCTGCGCCCTGCGTCGTCTCCGGCTCTCCGTACAGCCCAGAGGTAAAAACCCCAGAGCCGTATGTTGAGCGTAAAGCCATTAGCTGGCCGTGATGTCTAAGTCACCCGTTGGAATACGGAACACATCGCCATCATTGATAGCTTTGGCAACTGTCAAAGCAGAGTGAATAATCATGTTGCCGCTAGTGGCCGCGTCCATGATGCCAATCCATCCGATAGTACCCCAGTTACCGCCAGTAGCGGCAGGGAACTCAACGCCAGCAGTGTTGGATGCAACGTCGGCAGTTACGCTGAAAGTTACAGCAGTTCGGGCATATGCGCTACCAGACACCTCTGTACCAGCAGTGCCAGTATCAGTTGGGTCAGATGTAAACAAACCAATGTACCAAGTCGTTGGACGGGTTACAGTGGTTGTCGTAAGCAAGTATTCAAGCGTTTTGGTCTCAAAAGCATTTGTTAAAGACATCAAGTCTCTCCGATCAGATATATCTGGTGGCAACTTACACCACTTTTAAGTTAATAGCTAGTGACGCGCATACGAAGACCAGAACCCGCAAATCTAGTGTCATCAGAAGCTTTTTGCAGTGAATCAAGTACAGATTGATAAAGCGCCGCCCATGTTTGAATTCTAGCGTCATCGTTCAAGTAAGGAGCAGACTGAACCAGTGCGCCATACAGGTAAATATCAGGCGCAGTAGTCAAAAGCCAGTTTGCAGTGTTTGTATTACTTAAAGCTGGCGTCTTAGCGTAATACTGAAGCTGCATCTGGTATTCAGCATCAGGCGTTGGAAATACTTCAATCGTATCGCCAATGTTTGCGTAAAAACGCGGCCTACCAGACACATCAGCCGTGTTTTGACGATACTCAAGCATATCATCGCGCGAAACCAACTCAATTTTATATGTATTGCCGGAGGTAATGCTAAATCGCACAGTCTCCATCCAATCAGTTGGCATTTGCACATAACGACTATCCAGCGTAGCATCTACGCGGTTAATCATCCTGTAATGCCGCAAGTCACGGTTAATGCCAGCTTCAGTCAATGAAATAAAATCAGGAATAACCGCCGTTAAGTCATCGCGGTTAAGCCAATTAGCTATGGTGGTTTGCAGCTCTGCGTATGTTGTGATTGCCATTAGTAATTCCCCGACATTTGTGCGCGGTTGACCAGCGCGTCTAGTGCATACATATCTGCGGCCTCTTTGCCCTGATTTCTCAAAATTTCGTCATAAGTCATTTGCGCGTCAACCCATTGGTTATCAATTTTCTGAGACATATTGGGGTTCATCTGGAAACCCCTTATGTCTTTAGGTAGAGCCTCTGTCTTTAACATATTTGACCCTTTAGGGGTAGAGGCAACCATTTTTGGGTAAGCCTCATACGGCATCTGGCGCGGCACGTTGCTTGATCTAAGCTCATTTGCAGTAGCGGCAGATAACAATCCACCGGAAGCAGATTTGTTTGCAAACGACAAATTTCGTAAGCTTCTATTTGAGTTGTCAAATCTTGCATCGTCATTTCTTAACACGGCGTCACTTTTATTGGGCCTGTCAATCAGCATAATGTTGCTTGTACTGTCAATATCCTCTACGCCGTTTTTATAAGGGATATTCGTATAACCTTCCGCAGCAAGACGTTGCCTCATAAACTTAGGGGCCTCTAACGATCTATCTAGATTGTTTTCATCAGCCACATTAGAAAGAAATTCTTCAAGATCAGATTCCTCCCAAATACGTCCAGTTTTTGGATTGTTGAAAGGCTTTCTCAAATCGCCTTTGAGTGGATAAGTTAATCCGCCGGTTTGGCCTTCAACACCTAGCTTTCTAGCTTCAGCAGCAGCAGCGGTTCCAACGTGCGGCCCAAGATTGCTTGTGCCAGTTTTCATTTTATTAAAATCGAAATCATCAAAATAATCATTTGATTGCGACCAATGATTAACATCAGACCAATCTTCCCCGAAATTAGAGGTTGGGGTTGCGGGGTCTAATCCGCCGCCTTTTCTTAAATTACTAGCAGCGCCGCTGCCCATAGCTAGACCAGCAGTACCCATAACCTCTGGGACGAGGTCTTGCTCTGGGATAAGCCCCTGAGATGCTGAATATGGTGCGTCAAATGCTTTTAATACCGGGGCAAGTAATCCAGCTAAAAATCCGCCAAGATTGTTGTCAATTTCAAATTCACTAGTTGAGACGCCACGGGAACCTTCTTCCTTTGACAACAAGCCGCCAAAAATAGGTCTACGGCCAGACGCAGACAGCTCAGCGTCACGCGCCCTCGCCGCATCGTAAATAAACCGAAACGGGCTTGCCTGCTCCCGCCAGTAACGCATCTCATCAGGGTCTTGCTGATACGTTGGTCCAGCCATACAAACAGTCCTCTATTTTTTCAGCACAATAGCACATTTATTCAACAATGACCACGCAGGCTGCGTATCACACATCCTCTAAGCCATCCATAACCTTTTTCATGCGGTCAGACAGCTTCCAATGGCCAGCGCGCCACCTAGCAGCATACTGCGCATCCTCTAAATCCAACCCGCGCCCAATATACTGCTTGATCCAGTTATTCATGCGAATATTTTTCATTTTTGGCGAAAGTTTGTGAAATGGAATTTTTTTCATGCAATACCCTTCAAATTACGTTTGATTGCAGTTTTCCAACTGGACATAGCACCGGACAAAGCCGTCGCCGCATCACTGGCCATTGTCAGGCACAATGCGTCGGCTAAATCCGGCGATTTAAGGCCACGCCTACGCATCTCGTCCTTACTCTCAGCTTTCATCTTGCCCGACGACGTAAACGAGTATCTAATCGCCGTCAGCTCTGACAAAAGCTGGTCATTATCCGGCAGCTTGCACGACCTATCCTCAAGCCAAGCCTTCGTCTTAAACCACAGCTCAGCCCGCAAATTCATGTATGTTTTGCCCATCGCCGGTGACTCGCCGACATTAATACCCCTGACCGGCGCACCTAACTCACGCAAGCGGTCAACCACGCCACCGCCGACGCCAATGCTGTCAACAAGTATCTCACTAGGGCGCATACTTGACGGCAAATTTTCAAACTCAGCCATCACCCGGCCCACAGTCTGCATCAAATCCAACCCCTGCCAACTTGTTATCTCCGTCACCACGTTGCCATAACGCTTGCACAAAGCCGTCTTGTCCGATCCAAATCGAGCCACGTCCAAACCCCAGATTGGCTTTACATCCGGCGTGACCTCAACATCCCGGTGAATGGCGCTCTCAACCAAGTGAAACGGAACTATCGTGTTGTCATCAGCCAGAGGGAACTCACCAAGCACCCTGATCCTGAAGGCGTTGCTATCCTCCCCATATCTAGCACGCATCTCGTCAACAAACTCATCGCTGACAAGTGGGCTTTCTATGCACGACCAACGCCGGGTCCACCAAGTCTCAGCCAGCCGGGTTTGGCTCTCGTAAAACGTACCGCTGGAGCGCGTCGGGTTGCTCAGCAGGATAGTCGTCGCCGCGTGGCCGGACATTGAACCAGCCGCCGCCTCAAAGACCTTCTCAGGCACACCAGACGCCTCGTCAACGACAAGTAGCACATTCTCCGAGTGAACACCGGCCAATGCTTCAGGCGTCTCAGCGCGGCTTGTGCGAGCCGATATGAACGCCTCAGATGGCGCGGCACACAGCTCAACCCGGTCCGACTTGACCGTCAGCAGGATTTTCAACTGATCCGGCAGCTCGTTTATCCATCTTTTCAACTCAGCAAACAAAGCATCGAAAAGCTGACCACTGGTCGGCGCAGTCACCACAACCTTATTCGGAAAGCGCAACAAAACAAACCACAGCATAACCCAACTGGCCGACGTTGACTTGCCAGTACCGTGGCCACTGCGGATGCTGATCTTGCGCTCGCCCGACGCAACAGCATTCAAAAACTCAGCCTGATAGTCATGCGGCGTAGCACCCAGCACCTCAGACACAAATAAAACCGGGTCATCCCGGTAACGCAGCACAAACTCTTCTAGGGGGTTGGCTTCATTCATCTGTGACATCCTCATACTCAGCGTCAATGGCCAATGCCTCGCGCTCACGGTCCTCCGCGTCAATCGCGGCAATATCAGAGTTGACCTTGCGTAACGCATCCAAATGCATGTCGCTCACGCTAATCGTGACATTCGTCTGTGGCCGATTGCCGTAGCGCTCCTGATTATACGAGCCAGCCATAAACTTGCGCCACTGCACCTTCTCACGGGTGGCGGCAATCTCTTGCGTGGAGCTGGCACCATCCAGCGCGTCAACCATGCCCAAGCCCTCCTCAACAAGCGCGTCAGCAGCAGCGTTCTTAGCCTTGCCAATGACCGCCGCATACTCCGGCACGCCATGTATCGTCTTGCTGAAATATTCACGGCTGCAACCGTAGTTTTCCGCCAGCTTAGTCATCGTCTTGCCCGACGCCAACTCGTCGAACAAATACTCAGCACCGCCGCGCTGGGCGACATCAGTTAGAATTTTTTTTCGTAAAGGTTTTCCCGCCATTTTTCTTTCTCCAAAGTTTTCAAATTTTACGCTGGTTATGTGTGTGTTGGCAAGGGGTCAGCGTTTGCCGTGGTTGGGGTGATAACCATACTTAACTTCAGCAGACCTGCGCACGGATACTGCTTCCTCAAAATCTTTAAATGAGCCAATTCTAACTGTTTTTTTGTTCACTCCAATACTAACTGTCCATCTCCAGTCTCGCTTGTCCCAATTAATTCCTATAACGCCAGACATATTCGTTGACGGGATTTTCGTATTTCTGGAATTTCCAATTTGGTCAACGGCGCGTAAATTTTTAATCCTATTGTCAGACCTGACGCCATTTATGTGGTCTATCTGATCTTCAGGCCAATCGCCGTGGTGTATAGCCCACGCGACCCTGTGAGACAGATAACTCTTGTTAAAGAGTCTAATTCGGCGGTAGCCCTTATGAACCTCTTCGTAAACTGGTTTGTTTGCAAATTTTGAGTTAAAAATTTTTATGGATGTTATCGGTGCGGGAAAGCTATCTGTGCGCCTACGCCAAGTAAGTGAACCTGTCTTTGGGTTGTACTTGATCGTTTGGTTGAGATCATCTATTGAAATTGTCATTGGCTGTACTCCTAAAATATGGCCGATCAAGTAGACGGGGCGCTACAACGCTGCCGTCTACCCCCACACAATACCCCCCCAAATATTTCTTAGCAAGTTTATTTTTTTTCTGGCCGCGTGTGCGTGCTTTTCTACACACGCCCACCCGGCCAGAAATCCTGACCCGGGGGGGGCATTTTGCCTCATCCGCCAGCTAAGACGCATAATGGTGATTATGTTAAATTTAATATGCAATGATTACAACGTGTTGACATTTATGGGGCATGATAACACCTATCTGCCTTATTGTTGCCACAATGTTGCCACAATGTTGACGCAATCTTGACACCATTCTGCCTTGTTTGCTACGCGAGCAGATGCGCGCTGAGCTGTGGCGATGTCTCGCGCAGAGCTTAACCCACCATTCACCTTTCAGTGGACAGTGTCGCCATCATCAACGCTATGCAGCTCAACGATTGCCTCAACCATTGCTTGTACGACGCGCTCATAGTCTGAGCCATCAATCAGCCTACCGCCGATATAGTCAGCCAGCTCATCCAGCTCTAGCTCAGCTTCGTCGCTATCATCACAGTTCAAGCTCATCTTCAGTTCTATTCGGTACGCCATCGGCTTCCCCTTAAAGAAACGCCCCTGACTGCACTTGACGCAATCAGAGGCAGAGTTGTCGAGCTATCGGGAGGACAAGCCCGCACGTTCAATTAAAGTACAACTGCGCCCAGAAATCAAGATCAGTTGCATTTAGGCTCACTTGGCATCCTTTACGCTCTCAGCGGCCATCTCACCGGCCAGCGCCGCATACCCACAAATGTCCACAAAGTTGTCGAGATGCGGCGAGGCTGACCCGCCCTTGCTCCTGCTGACCTTCATCAGCACCATCATGGATGCCACGTCAACTGCGGTAATCTCCACGACGCCTAGATAAGCTGACCAGAACGCAGCTATGCGGCTGTGAGACGTCGCACTGTCTCCGTATGTGTCGTGTCGATCCTTGCTTATCAAGTGACCGGCGCTCTTCAGTATTTCATCACGTTTCATCTTGTCTTCCTTCAATCATGCCCAAATGGGATTTCATCATCATACAACCTAACCTGAGTTATCTTAGCGTTAGGAAACTTGTTGACCACTGCGGCCATCATCTCATCTGTACGCACGCTTAGGACGGCACACACGTCATCCAAATGGTACACAGCCCACGTCGGCCTAGCCTTGCGCAATGCGCCTGCATCACCGCTGGCGAGGAAGCAATATATCTTGCCGCCCCACTCAACAATATGACCATCAACTTGCGGCGGCTTGAAGCCGTCGGCCCTTGCTTTCTCATTCATCATCTTGAGTGCCTTTATGAGAGACGCAGACAACTCAGCACAGAGCGCGTAATCGTCTGTCATCATGGCGGCGTCCAGATCACCCTTCAGCTCTCTGTAGCGCAGCGCGTAAGCTGGCGGCACACTCTCGACCAGCGTATCACCCCAGACCATTGCCGCCTTAGCTGACGCGGCACTAAACGGGACCACTGCTGCTGCTACCTTGTAATGGATCGGCTTACCGTAGTTAGTGTATTTGCTATCGAACTTTCCACGATTGGCCATCGCCGCTTTCGCTGCCTCTGACTTTTGCTTTCCTGCTTTAACTTTATTAACCATTGTGGACCAACCCCCTTAACCTATTCCAACCTTGCCAACTGAAGCAAGGACGCAAAGCTGCGACTTTGACGGGGCTTGGCGTCAGCCAAGAAAGCCCCGGCAATGGCGCTGCTGGTCGTCTCAAAAAAAGAGAGTGTTGGCATTGGCCAACTCTTTTTAGACCTGCGTCTTGACAAAGTGCGCCACTGGGTGTAAATTTCCGGAGGAAATTCAGTAAATCCAGTGGCGCACTATATAAATAAGGTGTTTGCGATATTTCCGAATCACCCTTAATTTCACGGCTTTCAGCCAAATGCGCCAGTCGCGCCACTGGTGCGCCACTGAGAAAATCCACTGGCGCACTACTCAACGACATCAAAATCTTCTTCTTTTTCGGCTTCCACTTGCCGCTTGACTAACTCGTCAACAAACGCGCTCAGCGGCTCAATGGCCTTCTCGTACTTAAACTGTCCCTTTGACTTGTGTGGCCAGAAGTTCATCTCAACGTCGTCATCGCCTATCTTGGTGACGCACTGGATGTGCCACGGAGCGGCGGCATAGTTTGGCCAGTAGAAATCAACATTCGGGTTTGCCTTTACCCAACCAGCAAACTCTTTTATGTTTCTCACTTGTTCGCTTGCGTTCTTACTATGGAAGCAATCCCCCCACCATCCGGTAAACTTTGTCATATTCCCATCTCCCCAACTCTACCTGTTGACATCACGCCGCCACGCTCCTTGCGCTGGCTTGGGCTGTGATACTGTTGCTCTTCAATCAAACCTTCATCCATCCACTTGCGCAGAATTGACTTGGCCTGCCCGCTGGTCTTCGCGTCGTCCATGTTTGGAAACACATATCCCGTGATGACTAGGCCAACCCAGCGCTGCCGGTCTTGCGGCCTGATTGAGTAGCGCTCGCCATCCTCTGGCCCCTTGTCGATGAGCGCCAGCATATTGTTGACTACACTGGTTGACATGCCTGACCACTGATCTGGCAGGTTGAACTCAACGGCCACGCCAATGTATTCTTCGTTGTCGAGCTTGACGCCAATCATGCGGCGGTAGACTGCCTTGTCTGCTGGCGCGCTGAGATTAGCTTTGCCGTCATCAACCCTAAACAGACCTCTGGCGCTGTCTTCCGGCACGCCCAGCGCAGTTGCGTCTTCTAGGCTAACTCGGTTGATAACTCTGGCTGCTCTGGCCGCACCGATAAGTGAGCCTGCGCCTCGGACGCTATCTATGTCAGCGTCAACGCCGTTGCCCTTTCTGACGTGATGCACGACGTGGATGGCGACATTGGCCTCTCTGGCCAGCTTGCGCAGCATTGCGACCACCACCTGCACGCTCATATTGGAATTTTCGTTAACTTGGTGAACTGACACAAATGGGTCAATTATGACTAAACCAATATTATTCGCTTTGATCTTGTCGCGCATTAAGTTGAGCAGGGCGTCATTTTGGATTATGCCGTCCCTCGTCTCAGCGGCCAGCGTGATGCCAATTGTGTCTTCCGCATCCATAAACAGCTTGCCGTCAATGTCATCGTGGCTGACTTTGTAATGCTTCATAGCCGCTGCCAAGCGCAGTTGCATTTCTGACAGATCGTCCTCTAAATTAATTATCCAAGTATTTGCCTGCTGGATTACCTTTTCGTTCAGCAATGGCCGATTCGTTGCTACTGCTAACGCCTCAACCATAGTAAGAGAAGTCTTGCCTATACCACCGGCGGATGCCGTGACGCTGACAAAACCTCTGATGTGGTGATGACCATATACCCACTGCCTGCGCGGCAAACTTGCCTCATCGAACCGGAAGACCCTAGTCGGCCATTCCTGCCTCTGTGCAGGCTTAGGTTGGACCTCTGGCGCAATCTGGGCCTCTGGCACGGTGTCAAAGTCGTCTAAGCCATCATCAGGCTCGTATTCGGCCCCTGGTGTCGCCTGCTTGACCTCTTCAAACGGACTGGGCCGCAATTCGGCTGCGTAAGTCCTGACAGCCACCCGCATGTCGTTCCCATGCTCGTAATAGCAATACAGGTCAAATGCGTCGCCCCAGCAAAACTCTGCGCTGGTCTGGCCTATGCCTGCCGCCATGTCTGAACCTGACAGGCTGACCCAGTGCGTGCCGAAATCTTTGGTGGCGTGCGAGCCAGATGTTTGCATTGGTGAGCGGTAGCTGTCGGAGCGACCTTGCTTCTCGTAGCCATGCTTGACCATCAGGTCGGCAATCGTGTTGCTACGATTAAACTCGGCAACTGGATCACTCTCACCAAACTTATTTTGCTTTTCTTCACGCTGCTGCGCTCTAATTGCACGCTCGGCGGCGGCACGTTGCTCGGCTATCTCGGCATTCTTGCGCCTAAAAATCAAGTTTGCCCAGATTGTGCTTTCCTTTGGCACAAGCAGGCCGTCACCGCGATTGCGTGCGCCGTGGTAAAACAGCGGGTGACCGGCGCTGTCTCGCTTGGCTGGCGGCACGTTTGGAAGGAAGATTGGTTGGCCAGTGCGCGATAATGCTGGGTCAGCGGTTATATTTTCTGCGGCTAACAGCTCAAACAGAGATAGCTGGGCGTCAACGTAATCCTCGCCGGAGATAGGCTCAGACAGCGGGATAAGTGCGCGCCACTTGCGGTTGTCTTCGCTGGCCCCGGCTGACGAATAAAACAGCGAAGACGCATTGCCGGTAACTCGGTCAACGGCTTTGCGCAACTCTGTGAGCGACGGGTCGCCCTCATCCACGTCAATGGCCAGCATCCAGTATTCGCCGCGCTCACGTTGAGCCGCGTGGCTCCTGCCGTCATGCTCACGATAAGTTGATGGGATGATGAACGCGGCCTTTGACTTCTCAATGGCCTGCGGTTCATCCACCAGTGCCGCAATTTCCTTCAGCTTGATTGGTGAATACTGTGACCCGGCGTCGTTTATGCGAGTGTCCAGCGCACCGGCTGCAAGTAGCATCTCAACCTTGCCAACGTCGCTTGTTTTTGTTAAAGTTTTCATATTCGGACTTTCTCCAATCAATCGGTCTGTTTTCCTAGTGGAACCCCGGCAGTGTCCCAACTGCCGGGGTTTTCTTTATCAAAACGGTATTTCGTCATCCTGTAAAGCTGCTGGCGCTTGAGCGGCTACAGTTTCAACCGCAGCAGGTCCAAAGTCGTCCAGCGCTGCGTCAAGTCCACCCTGCATCGTTGTACCGACTTCATCGAAGTCATCTAAGCCACCGCCGCCGTAGACCGCATGGGTAATTTGCACGGTATCTATAAGTAAGGATATGCCGCCGTTATTTTCAGGATCACAAACCGGGTACGCAGTGACCTTGATGCTGCCCTTTGAACCGCCCCAGATGTTCAAGTCAGCCAATGGCTGCTTCATGCCGTCAATCACGCGAGGCTTTTCGTTCAGCGCGCCTTGGCTGTTAGTGCCATTGCGTTTTGCGCGAAACTCGACATTGCCATTCTCCAGCTTTTTCATGCCGAAGACTTTTGTGAAGGGTTCCTTACGATTGCAGCTTTCGTAATGAGCTTTCAATTCTGCATGTAGTTTGGCCGCTTCGCTTTGCGGCATTTCCCATGCGACGGAGTAGGACGCATTGGACGCAGTTGGACTGCACTCCTCGCTCCGTTTTTCTGCGGTATTATAACGAAAAGTTGTGGACAGTCGTGGATACTTAAATTCCACATTCCTACACATCGTTGATTTGAAGTCAGTATTCGCCATGTTTTAGTCTCCTAGCTTAAAATTCGGCTGCGTCTAATTGCAGCCATCTTGGTAGTACAACCACATTGGTCGTGTCGGACCAACCAGTGTCCCATCGCTGGGCCTCGTTGGCTTTAGCAATCTTGTCGAGGGTTTCGTGCATCTTCTGTTTCCCCCAAGCAAGATATTCTGGTGATAGAATGCTGGTTGAAACCGAATATGGAACCGATTTCTCAACATTTACAAAAACGAATTGTTCGGCTGGGTAGCCAGCGCAAACCATTGTATGAAGATAGAAGGCGGCTTGAATGGCATAATTGTACGACACCATGTCCTTGCTTACGCCTTTTGGTGAAGCGTCCTGACACGTTTTCAGATCGTAAATCACGCCCTTGGCATCCCAATAGCTGTCTGGGCGGCACTTGATCTTCAGCCCGGTTGTCGGCTCAGTGGCAAAGAAGCTGGCTTCATTAACCGTTGTGTCGCCTGCCATGCGCTGTCCTGCTGGATGAAACACAACGCTGTGCGCAATATTTTGCGCAAGGTCATAGTCACCGGCAGTCAGCAGCGTCTCGCCTTTGGCCTGCGCCTCTTCATATAGATCAGTCCAAGCCTTGCCGCGCCGGGTATCTGGCCCACGCACCATGCCCTTGCCGTCCTCCAGCACCATCGCATGCACACAGGTTCCAATGTCAAACACTGTGCTGGATTTGTAGACCTTGGCCTTCCAGTGCGCCAACGACTTGCTGTGGACCATCTTCACGTCACTTGAGCTGATTGCGTCAGTGGCGTGATATTCGGCGTTGGTCATTTTATCAGCGGTTATCATTATGTTCCCTCCGTCATTTCAATAATGCAGTTTATTATATCGTTGATGTAAAATACTTCTCGCGGCGAGGCAGGCAGGAATGGCTGAAGAATTCTAAGTTTCTTTTCGTCTACAAAATTAGTGATGTAGAAATTTGAAACCCCCAAAAACTTGCCAACTTCCGTTTTGGAAAAGAAAACTTTTCCGCTGCTTTCTAATAGCCGCATGACTTGTTTATTCATGCCCTGAAACTCTTCCTGCGGGGCTTCCTCTAGCTCGCGCTCAGCCTGCGAGTTATGGTGGATATTGCACTTTGGCTTTTCAGCATGGATGGCATCAACCTCGGCCTTTAAAGCCTTCTCACGGGTGTCAAACCATTCAATCTTAACATCGGTCACTTCTGTGAACCAAGCGCTGCTTTTGTAGTGTTGTGACAGTCTGTTTTGCGCATTGAGGCTTATCCCAACGTATAGCAAAGATTTATCATCTGCGAACTGTCTATAAAGTGCCGTCCTCATCCCAATTTCTCCCTAGCAATAAAACAGAACGTTTCAAAGTCTGTTTCGATTTGGCCTTCGCCGTCTTCCATTACGGCTGACAAAGGCATTACACAGCGGATTTGCTTGCGATCATATTTGTAGATCAGGCAAGGTATTTTGCATTCAAGCTCCGCTGCAACTTCAACTTGCACCCACCATGCCGGTGATCCGCCGATTGGCCCGTCTCTGTACCGCTTCAGCTCCAAACTGAACGGAAAGTCAGGGTTATCGCATATCAAGTCAGCGTGAGACACTGCCCGATATTGCTCTAGGTCGCGCTTGAACTTTATGCCAAGCTCATCAAAAAGCATCTTGGCAATTTCACGCTCAAAGCTTGCGCCCTTATTGCGACCATTGACCATCAGTCAGCCGGTGGTTGCTGAACTTCGACACCCAGCTCAGCGGCCTTAGCCACCGCAGAAGAGCGCACAAAGGCTGCGAAAGACAGGCCCGTCTTGCGACATGCCAGCGCCAGAGCTTGCTGCTGTGCCGTGGTAAATCCGATTGTTTGTTTGTGATCCATGTCACCCTCCATTTGATACTCAATCTTCTTAACGTGTAATTAATACTGGCACAACCCCAAATAAGTGCTTGCGCATACCTTTTTGGTATGTCATACAATATGAGTAACTGGAAAACGGGAGAAAACCGAATGAACAATAAGTTTGAAATCACAGGCGAAATCGTTTTTATCATAGCACTATTTGCAGTGCCATTGTTAATGAAGGGAACAATGTAAAATGGAACACTGGATTGATTGCCCAGAATGCGACGGCAATGGCACCGTTGAGCGTGAAATCTTTATTTCACAATCTATGAATAACCCCTACGGCTTTCCCGACACTGAAAGCGAAGAGTGCAGAAATTGCGCGGGCGTTGGCCGGATTGAACCGTTGGAGGAAGACGAATGAGCAAGACATCAGACGCCACAATAGATCATCTTATCAAGTGCGCTGAGATGAATATGTGTCAAGGCGAAATTGCAGATTTGCTGCACATTTCCAATTCAACGGTCCACCGCATCGCAAAGAAATTAGGTATAACTTTAGCCAGAAAGGTCAGGCATGGAAAAAATAATGAAGTATATCCAGAGGCTCGAGAGGGTGAACCTGATAATGCTGAACGAGCCGAACACATTGAAGAGGCCAAATTTGCAGCAGAGGCTACAGGAGCAGAGCGCGCTGCTCGAGAGGCTGAAATCCGCTTTAAGCGATCTCCCGAAGGCAGACTAAAGGTAAGTCTTCAGGGCGTCACCGACAAGCACTTGCGCTACGAGATAACTTACGGACATTGCTTGCTGGAATTTGAGCGGCTGCAATATAAGCTGAAAAATCGTGGGCCATTGCCGTCAAGGGAGCCACGGCAAAGCACCATGCACAAGGGCGCGCTTGAGATAGCTCAGAAGCGCAAGGCTTATGGCATAGCGCAAGGTAAGCGACTTTTTGATATGTTGGGTTATGACCAGCGCGTTACCGTATCAGACGCCGCTGCTATGCTTGGGGATAGTGTACCTCGCACGGCCAGTTATCTGAAGAAATTGGTTTTAGCTGAGAAGATACACCGGGTGCGTGATTTAGTTGTCATTGAAGGCCAGCCCAAGAAGCAATGGCGGTGGGTGTTTAGCAAGAGCGACATTGAGCCGTTTCACTCTGGGTTTGAGGATGAGAAATGACTTATTGGGCAGCTCTAATCCTGACCTACACCGTGACATCTGGCGTGACCTCTTATGAGGCCACGTCGACGGTGTACTTCAAGGACATGCAAGCCTGTTCTGCGGCCAATGATGTGATTTATCCCATCATCTTGGCACAATCCAGAGACAGCATAGCGAAATGCAAGCGCACTGAACTACCATCGGATAGTATAAGGCCAGTGGCGAGGAAGTAATCGTGTGGGTGGCCGTTGATGTGCAAGTCGTTTGGCGCAGTCTGGTAGCAACGTAACCAATCAAAACAACCGCCATTCCCGTGGCTAAGCGTATTTTTATTAGATAAAACCACCCACACACACTTCTAGCAAATGCCAGCCCATGCTACCAGCGGAAATCAATCAAACGAAGATAAAACTTTGTGCATGGTGTCTTGGTCAAACAGATCAGCGGCCAAGTGCGTTGTGCTTGGCCTGATTATCGAGTCATCTCCCCGGCAAAAGAAAATCTTATCTAGGTCAAGCGCCACAAACGCATAAACGTCAGACCGCCGGCGGGCGACTCCCTGCTTTGTATGAAACGGGTATCTTATATATTTGCGCTTTGATGACGTTTTGACTTGCAAGGTTAAGATGCGTGTATCCATCTGTATATACCCATCGTGGTCCTGCGAAGGAGCAAGGGTGCAGAAATAACCAGCGAGGCTCAGTCGGCTGAGGGCGAGGTATTCCCCCGCCCGTCCGACATTCGCGCTTGCTGCTTGATCCTGCAAGGTTAGCTAACCTAGCTTAGCTAACTTAGCTAACTTAGCTAAGCCAGCCGTGGATTTCATTTGTCTGCTCAATTCGGTCGGCCAAACCGTGATGGCCTCCGTTCACACGCTTCGTAATACTTTTGATCGTACTGTCATTGACGCCCTTGTCGGCAATATCAAACAGATTATTCTTGTTAAAAAACCACAGCGCCGTTTCCATTGCGTATGTGCTGGCAACTAGGTCCGGATCGGTCATAACTTCAGGTATGCCCATTTCTGATGCAAAGCTGCGATAATTTGATTTGCCGGTGAGCTGTAAAAATCCGCGACCACAATATAGCCTACCGTCGCAAGATGCCTCATCGCCATTTCCCATACGGTTTGCGTAGACCTTGTTGGCTAGACCAGACGGGTTGCGCGAGTATGGCATGGCACTTTGAACCGTAGGGAAGCGCGAAGGCCACACAGCCATTATCCGTTCTGGGGTGCTGTAGTGCAGCCCCTCACGGGTTCGCTTGAAGCCGCCGCTCTCATGGTGCGCTTGACCCATTAGATGCGCGCCACGCTCCGGCGACAGATTGAAGTGCTTGGCAATGGCTCTGGCCGTATTCGGCCCAAACGCTCCATCAGCACCGACGCCGATTTTGGTTTGCAGGTTTTTCATAGCTTCGTTCATTTTTTGGCCGCTTTCTTAGCTGTAGCCGACAAATCTTTCTTGTGAACTAAGAATTTGCTAGAGGCGGTGTGCTTTGCGCCAGACATAACCTTGCCATTGGCTTTGTGGGTAGCACCCGTATGCTCTTTGCCATTCTTGAAATAGTGCTTAACGCCAGCCGCCATTATGCCGTCCTCTTCTTTGGTTTAACCGCCGTCTTGGCCGCAGCTTTAAACGCGCTTGCCTTTGGCGCACCTTTTGCACCCGGCTTGCGCATTTTCTCGCCACTGCCAGATTTTATGCGGTCACGTTTTTTGTGGATGTTAGAATATAGTCCCATTATTTATTTGCTCCCATGAATTTAGATACACTACGCTGGCCAAACCAGAAGGCAATAATTGCGCTAAATAGAGCCTGTGTTTCCGTGTCAAACATCAACGGAACCGCGTCTTTCCAGTCACTCCCGGCTTCCAGCGCTTTCAGTAATATGACCGCTTTGACGGCCAAGAATAGCCCAAAAAACAGGTAAGTAATAACAGGGCGTACACTTGCGGATAAGCCTGCTGCAAATCCAGTACGAGGGTTAGCAAATTCATAGAGCGCCTTTGTTTCTGCGATCTCAGCTTTCTTGTCGAGTTTCTGAATGTCGTGCATCACGCCGAGGCTTGCGAGTTCGCCTTGCAGCTTTAGCTCCTCGATGCGGTTTTTGTGGTCCTGTTTCTTTTGAAAGAAACCCAGTACTTGTGGCAGGAACGATGTCCCAAACCCAAGCGCGCTACCTAACAGAGCAATCATTTGTCATACCTCTCTTCGTGTACAATTTTGGTTGGCGTAACGGTGGTCTTTGACTCCTTACCCATCCATATGCCAAAGCAGCCTGTAAGCGCGCCCATGCAGACGCTGACAAGCCCTGACTGGGCGACACTGGGGTCAGGTAGGGACATAAACCAATGTACAGCCTGATAACTTAATACGGTCACCGCGAGCATCATCAGTCGCGGTAGAACCTTATAATTGTCAAGAATTGTGTGTGCCATTACCATTTCCCCTGTTGCTTGCCGATCATCCATAGCACTAATCCCAATCCAACGATCCCCGACAAAACTATAACCCCACCAAAAAACCAAGTGATAAGGGCCTGCTTTAGTTCAGCTTGCCTGTATGCCGTTTTCTTTCGTTGAGCGCGCACCCTGCGAAGGGTGTCTTTATATTCTTGAAGCCCGTCCATTCCGTAGCTGAACTGCACCATTGTCTCGACCTCTTGGCGGAGGGCCTGCATTTTCTTGTGTGCAGTAAAAGCGTCGATGGCTTGCTGTTCAGCCGACCCGGTAAGCGAGGCAAATATGCCTGGGTTCTTGCTTTTTTCGACGCAGTAATTAACGTCACTCACCGCCCCGGCGAAGCGGCTCAGGGCAGATGACGCATCCCGGCCAGCAAGCATCAAAGATTTTATGTTACTCACCGCGCTGGCGGCTATGGATATGGCTGTGATTGGATCAATCATGCAAAAACAATCCTCGCGGGGCAACTGTAGCTTGGAGCTACACGGTAAACTTTATCATACCAACTGCCATTCTTTTTGCCTTGGCAATCATAGTAGCAGTATTTGGACAACTGGTTTGATCCATCAATCCAAGCATGGCCCCAAGATAGAAAGACCAAAACGCAGATCATGTTACCTCGCCATTAACTTGTCAATTTTCTCTTCTAGCTTATCAAACTTGTTCATGATTTGAGAGAGAACTTGAGAGCTATCATTTTTTGTAACGTACTCCTTCGCCATTTCTTCACGGGTTCTATTGAGTAGGATACGGACGCGATCAAGCTCCTCTTTCTGTGTTTTAATCCACCAGCCAAGGCCGCTGATTACTACGGCAAAAAGTATATTCAAGATTGCGTCCATTTCCATTTTAGTAGCTGCCTTCCCAAACGCGAAACTTGGAAAATTCCCCTGACTGCATCTTGCGCTTGACAACTTCCTTAGCTGCTTCCGTGTCGGACCAAGCCACGCCAGCTTCCTTTAGCCAACCCGCAAGAACCGGGCCTTCCAAAAAGCCGACAAGTCGTTTTTCGCCGGACATGCCTATGCCAGCGGCTCTGGCCATTTCCGCGTCCTTCATAGCTTGGCTCACGTCGTGGCGCTGATGGATGACCATGTTGTCACCCTCAAAGCTAACTTTTTCTGAAATTTTGGCCATGTCTTATTTGCTCTTGGCGCGTTTAGTAGGTGCGGGAGCGGGAGCTGGTTCAACGTCACCAAGCACTTTAAGTGCATCTGGACGGACGCGCTGAAGGGTTTCAACCTCTGCAGCGGGAAGCTCTGCTATGTCGTCTTTAACCAGCTTTCCAAGAGACGTGTGTATCTTGAAGCCTAAAACTAAAACTTTTTTCATGTCATTTCTCCGATTGAGTTAGAGGGGCGACAAAGCCGCCCCTCCACTTATTATATTACGAAGTTGTGTTGTCGTAAATCGCACCGTTAGCTTTTTCGTTTTTAGAGCAAAGAGCCAATTCGGTTGTGACCTGACGAGTTGTGTTGTCGCCATTTTTGGCAAGTGCAACATTCTTGGTTCCACGCAATACTGCGCATTCCCACATGTTGTCCTGCAAAATGAAGACGTCTTGGCTGCGGTTTTCCCGTGAAGGGTGGAACTGAACCGTACCCCAAGGTGTCACATAAACTGCAAGTGACTTAATAACAGTCTCATCGCCAGCTTGTACTGCTGAACGCTGATTATTGTTCCCTGTGAAACCCAGAGCTACATTTTGTTGGAATGCTGACAGATAAACCGTATCCGGCTTGCCGCCCTCTTCCCAGATTGACTGCATAACGTCGTCAAACTTTGTTTGCGAGAATGCAGTTGCTGTGCCGTCATCTGTACGTCCGTTTGAACCGTCGCCAGTTGGGTTTGCGCCGCCGTTACCGTTTTGGAAGTTTACGTTAGTAATCAACCATGATGGTACGCCGCCAGTTTTGCGAGCAAGAACATTGCTTCCGCCT